TCCACTCTCCCACCGCATAACGTGTAACGCCATTTTTGTCAGTAAACTCATGAACGTACTGAGTGTAATCTTGCTTGGGATTGCGTGACATCATCGCACCGTCACTTTCTCTGGTTGTTTTATCCAGTCGGGGACTGGTATCGGTTTTGGCATCGGCCAGTTCAGTATGCGGAGCGGGGCTGGAATTTCTCTAATGACGCGAACAATTTTACCGATTCTCATTGCAACACCTCCACGATCTGCGCGTGCTGTGCACGAAATCCGGTCTCGCCCTCAACAATCGTCCCGGAGAGAGCCAAGCGCACCATATAGCAATCGCGCTGAGCAAATGCGTTCAACTGAGGCGATTTTCGGGATTTCATGCAGTATATCCCGTGCGTGTTTTCCGCTGTTGGTTCGCGGTCGGCGCTCAATTCCAAATTTTCCCACGCGGCATTTTTGCTGACATTTGCGGGCGAGTGAAGACGTCCATCATCTGCGCTGAGGCGCAGGTACTTGTATCCATAGAGCGTTCCCTGTTCATCTTGCTCAGCGCGGTAGAGTTCGCGGCCTCGGATATAATCACGTTCGAGTTTACCAGGTGCCTTCACCCAGCCCGGAACATGCGGTTCGCCGAACGCATCCAGGATCAGCATCCTCTCGGCCTCGGTTAGCGATTTCCACATCACCCGTTCGCCGTCGCGGTAGTGCCGCCAAAATTGCGAACCGCTGTGTCTGCATGTCCACGCGCAGAGAATGCTGGTTAGATGCTCATTGTTATATGCAACGAGATTGGTAACGCTGGTAAATTTGTTGCCGCTACCATGCCTACTGTTGTAGATAGTAAGCATAGCGCCGTCCAGCACTGGTTCAACGTCACCGGTGCGCAGAAAATAATCATCAAAAACGTGTGGCGATTCTGTAATGTTCATTTGGTTCTCCTTTTTGTGTAGGTGAATGGCCTACTATACATATATAGTATAAGCATAATCGCTTATTCTGTCAAGGGTAAATTGGGACGAAATTAAATCAGGAAGCCCGAATTTCTCGGGCTTCCTGGGCCAGGTCTCCCCGGCCACTTGGTTTGGAGAACCAAAAACATTATAACACTTATTTCTCTTCATCGGTCGAAACGCATTATTTACTCCCCGAAAGTTATATCTGCCATCTTCCCTTCGGGATGTGTATCTGTCCGGCAAGTTTCAACTGCATGTAATCATCCCGGAGCATCTTCATCATCCCTGCCGGGCTGCGCGGCCGGGCCGGTATGAAGGGAGGAGGGTCGTTTGATCTATTCACAGCCTTCTTGTGTGCCCGCTTCCAGCCCTGCCTTTTGCATTCGCCGGGGTGATATTTGAACTGCCGACTAAGGCTCTCGGGCAGAGACTTGCCGCACCATTCACAGTTCTTTGGAGGGTCTTGGTTCCTTGATTTCATTTAGTATTTGCCTAGTCCATATTCTACATACTCCGCCGTTTTCAATTCCATGATCTCCACGTACACAGCACCCCCCACTTCGATCTCGCCCCACTCAATGACCGTCCGGCGGATGCGCGCATCATTTGTTTCCAGTGCCGCGAATATCCCGTCGCGGGCGGACTTAAAACTTGCATAAACGTTGTCATCGTCACGATGTCGCCCGTCTGGCGGGCAAAATACCAGCCGCCAGCAAAGGTCGCCTTTCATGGGTAGCATCAATCCTGCATCACGGGTAATGGCAAACCCAACCTGGTGCGCCGCAGTGCGCACGTCTGTTAGATAGCGGCGGTCTTTGCGCGAGTTCGGACTCAGCCGACTGTCCGGCCAGGGAAAACGCAGCATTTTGCTCCGATCCATATCATCACTTCTGCTTATCTTTCCTGGTGAAGTTCAATCCTGCGAGGATCCCGCTCACCACCCCCACCTGTCCGCCGATGGCCTTGATCTCCTCGGCCAGTCTTGACAATGCCCCAGTGTGCGCTTCGCGTTGTTCGCGCATGAAATCGCGCCATTCGCGATCTCGCTCGAGCTGTGAAGCGTTGGAGCGTTTGTCTCGTTCCAGTATAAACCAGATAAAAATTCCTACAAGAGGAACCTGGACAAGCAGATTCAACCAAGCCTCTCCGCCGCTCATGTGGATTGTCCTAGCTTAGTTTCTTGCCGAGGAGAGGGATGCTGCCACTACTCAAAGCTTTGTGGAATAGTGGAGCAGCGGCAATCTGAACGATGAAGCCCAAGACGAACGTCATAATTGTAGCGATCTTGAGAGCAACCTCGTTCAGGAATGCGAGGGTCAAGTCTGGTTTGAAGATACCCAAAACAGCGACGGTGATGAACGCCGCCAGGCCGAGGCCTGAGGCCCAGTACGCCGACGTGCCCTCCTTGACCGCGCCGAATGCCTTTAGGATGTTCACGACAACCGCTACTAGAGCGGCCACTCCCAAGAGAGAGACGAACTGGATAGTGAGCGCAACAAGCATGTCTAACATTTCATTCTCCTTTCAAGTTTTCTCGTCAGACGACGAGATTGGGCTATCGCCTATATTATAACCCAAAACTTTGCGTGTTTATATCGGATGCGCAACCCCCGATATTACATTAAAGGCGGCGGACTGCCGGTCATTTATATCACCTTCTCTCTACTGCACCCAACGGTTTGCGTTAGCGGCGGGGCGGATTAGCGCGATAGCCGTCGTTTATAACGACGGCTGGATCAGCAGTTATCTCAAGAGGAGGCGAAGCCGTCCGCTGCACGTCTTGTTGGGCGGCAACAAAGCCATCGTTCCACGCTCGGCGGGCAATATCCTCGGGTTCAAGATTTTCCAATTCTTCCTCGCGCGGTTCATACCACTCATCAAAAAGTTGTGCCATCGTTTTGCTCAACAGAAGGCACCCACCCCCGGCCGCCTGCACGCTTAGTTGGACTGCTTCAAGTTCTGCGCGAACAATTCTTTTGAAATCCTCAATGCCTTCCTTAGTTTTCTTAAGTCGCAGTGCGGCGTTGAGAATATTCGATAATTGGTAATCGATCATTCTTTTTCTCCTTTCGAGCGGGCTAACGGTTTGCGTTTGCATTTTCTCTCCTTTGCGGAACAAGCCGCCGAACGGTTTGCGTTAGCGGCATGCTTATGTGCCGTCACGAGCGGGGAAGCGCGGCGAACATTCTTTGCGGCGGAGAGCCGTTCATTTCAAATCACGCCTTCTTCCTGTTTGCAATTCCGGCGCACTTCCACGCCAGGAATGGTGACCAGATAAACGTGTCATGCACTGGTGTAAGTAATGCCCAAAGGTAGTAAAACCAAAGTCCGATTCGTTTCATGTTTGTTCTCCCGGGCGAAGCCGCCCAATGGTTTGCGTTAGGGGCGCGGTTTCCGGCGTCCGCTGCACGCCTTGTTGGGTTGCGTGGAAGAGTGCTGGCTGTCGCGCTGCTTGACTTATGCGCTTCTCGGCTATGGAATAATACTTTTGCTCTTTTTCGATGCCGATAAACTTTCTACCTTCGGCATAAGCAGAAATGCCTGTTGTGCCTGAACCCATGCAAAAATCAAGAACCAAATCGCCAGGGTTGGTATATGTTCGGATGAGATACTCGTAAAGCGCAAGCGGTTTCTGTGTTGGGTGACGCTCTGTTTTATTCGGGCGGTCTTTTCGTGTGACTGTTGTTTCAGGGTCAGACGAAAATTTTATGATTGAGCGTGGATACCACATATCAGAACTTGTTAGGATGCGCTCATGTTTACCGTAAACTTTCGCTTGACCTTCCCATTTTGGCTTTGCGCCTGACTTATGCTTTTCGCCTTTGAGCATTTGCGGATTATAGACACCACGCCCGAAAACTAAAATATTTTCGTGGGCCTTCATCGGGCGACGGTTAGCGGAAAGATAACCTGTAATTCGTGGCTTTTCCCAAATCCATTCATACCTGAACCAATCGAGATTTGAAGCAATCAGAACGGTTGTAAATGGTTGGCTTCCAGTGGTGACAAACACGCCTTTAGGTTTCAAAATTCGTTTGACTTGCGCCCACATTTCATCAAGCGGAATAACGCTGTCCCAATGGCACTGAGTTGTGCCATAGGGTAAATCCGTGATGATAGCGTCAACGCTTCCCGCTTCCAGCGTGGGCATTATTTCTAGGCAATCGCCTTTGTAAAGTTTGTAAGGTACGTCCATTTCAGCAACCCAACTAGTGTATAGACGGACATATTCCGCCGCCCTCCGGCCTACCTGCCCATTTTCCATAAATTCTTCTTTTATCAATCATCGGTCTCTCCTACTCGTTTCAGATAGATCAACCCAGCAGCCGCCAACTCATACAGCGGCACATCGGAAAGTTCAGCCGGAACCAGGACTGTGGTCTTCTTGCCCTCGGAATAGATAATGACTTCGATCAGTTCTGTCATGGCTTCACCGCACAGCAATCTTCTTGCCTTCATCGCGGGCGAAGACCTGCTCGGTCTGTGCCCCGCAAACAGGGCAATATGCCCGAATGATGATCTTCGGAGCTTCGCGTGCAGTTGCCGCGAATAAAGACGCCAGGCCGGGCTGGTAATCAGACATAAGGTTTTCTCCCTTCGTCAAGTTCCAGTTCTCCAAAGAACGGACTGGGGGTCTTGCGAACCAAGTGAAGATTGAACATTGAGTTCTCCATTTCCCGCCCTTTTTTCATCCACAATGTCGCCCGACTTTTCTTGTCCTTCTCCGTAACCAGGTTTCCTTTGCCGGGTGAGAATGTAGTCAACACAAAGATGTTATCCGCATCATGTAAGAGTTGCCCACTGCCACGTAGCCAGGCCTTGACCGGATCACCCGTCGTGTCCATACCCGCTTTCGTGATGCTGTGCAACACCACCCCGGCCAGGTCAAGGTCATGGCACATGGTCTTTAGCGACCAGGAGATGTGCGCCGTCTTCTCGGTATCGTCTTTGCCTGTGTCGGTAAGTTTGAGTAGGTAATCAAGCATGAACCACTGGATTTTTCGTTCACGTTTCAGGCGATGCAACGTGGCGCGCAATCCCACGCAGTCAGTCGAGCGGTCGTCCAGATATAACGGCAATTGGTCAAGCTCCGCCACCGCCCGCGTGATCTCCAGCCAATCTTCTTCTCCCAGGAAGCCGGAACGTAGACTGCGTGTCCGCACACCAGAACGCCCGGCCATCAGGCGTTGCACGATCTTGTTCTTTTTCATTTCCAGGGAGATGAATGCCCCAGGAATTCCGTCGCCCGAGATGTAATCCGCAATGGTCAGCGCCAACCAGGACTTTCCCACCCCGGGTTCCCCAGCCAGAAAGGTCAACTCGCCAGTCTGTAATCCTCCCGTTTCCTTGTCCAGCTTGGGCAGGCCAGTGGCAAGTCCCCATACTTCCTTCGGATCCTCGGTTCGTCTCTTTAGAGCATCGTATTCACAAGATAAGACTTTTGCCAACGGTTCGACTTCCCGTCCCACATTCGCCGTCGCCGCTAGCAGACCGAAGGCTTCAGCAGACTGGAACAGGATGCTTTCAGCGGTCTGACTCTGGTCAAAGGCCAGTTGTGCGGCCCTGCTGCAGGCCGTCAATACCCTGCGCCGCACGGCCTCGGTCTGTACCATGCGGGCATAAGCCTCGGCGTGGAGCGAGGTCGGGACCTGGTTGAGCAGAGCAGTCAGGTAGGCCGGGCCTCCAACCTCGCCCAGTTGCCCAGCGCGGTCGAGTTCCTCGGTGACGATCAGGATGTCAAGCGGAACGTGTTGCTCTTGCAGGCGGGTAAAAGCCTCCCATATCCAGCGGTGACGGTGAATGTAGAAATCATTGGCCGTCAGGAACACCGCTAGTTCTCCGAACTTCTCGGGGTCAATCAACACCCCACCAATGACGGCGCACTCAGCCTGGGTGTTCTGTGGAAGCACAGGAGCCACTGCATATTCGAGCGAGGGTAGAGTTTGAGTTGTCATAGTGTCCTGTATCCTGATTCCGCTATGGGTTGGAACGCTTGCGGCCAACTCTCGCGTATCTGTTTAGGGATTATCCGCCAGGATGTTTTTGCATTAAATGGATCGGCCATATACCAACTCGCCCAGATTGTGTATGGCTCTTTCTCCAACCGCCTGAGCATCCATTTCGCCAAGTCTTGCCATTGGCCGGTGCGCTGGATATTCCTGTGAAGGATATGTTCAAGGTTGCAAAGGATTTCTTCGATCTTGTCTTCCCCACGTTCTTTAGACTGTTCTGCATAGAATAGTACGCCATCTATTAAATCGCCTTTTTTAAAGGGTCGCTTATTATCTGGTTCTCTGGTTCTCTGGTTAAGCACTTTTAAGGCGGCAGGATCAAAAGCAGTTTGCTCTTTTTCAGAGGCAGTTTTAGGGTTTTCAGAGGCAGTTTCATTAACTGCCTCCATTTTAGAGGCAGTTAATGCATTGGCTGATATGTAATCGGGTATTTCATAGATGTTATATTTTCTATCTTTGCGGTTGACAGATAAAAGTCCCAGTCCCTCAAGTTCCTTGATCTTTACAATGGCCTTGTTCTGCCCCATTCCGCAGGCGGTAGCGATTGTGCGGACACCAGGGTGTGCTTGCTCGGTGTTCCGATTTATCGAAAGTGCGATAAAAAGCCAAACCTTCAACGCGTCGCCGTCTATGGTTGCCATTTCCTGCTTGAAGGCGGTTGAGATTTTGACGAACGCCGGGACCACCTCCTCGACCATTTCCCAGCCCTTGCGCCGAATTACCGTTGTTTGCGGGTGGATTTCCAGAGATGAATGCTCATACCCCTTCCCCAGCATCTCCATCGCGCCATCCGCTTCAGGATTTCCTGTTTTGTAGGGTGCTTGCTGCTCACTCATTGTCATCTCCTATAAATCAAATTCTCTCTTGGAGACTTACGGCCTTGCGGTCGGGGGCACAGGTATCCCGAGGCCGCAAGCCTCCAAGAGAGAACTTGTCGCCTGTGCCCGATTTCCGCAAGGTCATTATATCATACCTTCACACATACGCGCAGAGGAACAGCACGGCTACAATAAAAAGTAGAATTGCTGCTCCGAGAATAATTGATATGATCATGGTTGCTCCTTCTCTGGCGTGGTGAATTTCTTTTTCAGGTCAGATAATCTGCCATCCATGTTCCATTTCTCGCGGAAGTATTGACTGGTATAACCTATGCCCTCTTCTGCCAAGTCAATTACCTCGTCTAGGGCGACCATAAATGCAGAATTGTTGGCCGCATAAATCGCGGCTATTTCTTCGGCGTTTTTTAGCGCGGCGCGAAGTTGGGCAAGTTCGGCGGCGGCGCGGTTGGCAACTTCTAACGGTACTTGATGATTGTGCCAAACCACGCATAGGTCAAGGTTTGTCATATTGCCAACATCGAATTTTTTATCTAGTTCATCAAGTTCGCTCATGGTTGTTCCTTTTCGCCCTTCAGTTCAATGTCGTACAACCTGGATTTGCTATCCGCCGCAACGACCTTGCCGCGCCCGACTTTGGATCCGGCATAATAGACCTGAACAGCCTCTCCAATAAGCGGCATACGCAGGTTAGACGCCCTATACAAACCTATGATCTTGTTCGGGACTTTAAGGTGGACATCTATCATATCTAATCTCCTATGTCCGGGAATGCTTTATCAAAGGCAATCATTACTACTTCCAGTTTCGTCCTTATTCCAGGAGGCGTACTGGAATGAACATACAACTTGTTGAGCAGTTGCCCCACCTGCGTCAACCATTTCTCCCAAACCGGCATGGCAATCTTGTCACCGGCCTCGCGCATCTTCGCGGCAAGTACATCACAGGGGGCCGGCATCCCTCCATATTCGTCGGCGGACGAAAGACACCACCCCAACCATTTGAGCGACTTGTCCAAATCCCGGGCACTCATAGCCGTGCGGAAGTGGCTAAAACTTAGGGTGGGGAAGAGTTCCACTGAAGCCTCAGGATAATATCCAGCGACCGACCTCACATCACGAGCTCGACTTGCTTTCCACTGGCACGCTTGCGCAATAGCCTCATCCAGGATCGCCCGTTTGACAGGTAGTTCCTCAGCCATCTCTTGTGCCATGCGTGCAATTGCCCAGAGTGATCGGTCTCCTTCGGCGGCCAGGGCCGCTAGGTCAGCGATTACGTTTTCTGGAAGAATATTCATGTCGTTTTCCCTTTAATAGCCAGGTGTGTTTAGCGAAAATGTAGCATACGACTTTGTTGTTCATGCAGAACATAGTCGGGTAGTATTCCTGCATAAGACGAGGAGCGAAGATTGACAACCACAATCCCGCGAGGCACAGGCTGAACAATGAGCGATATTTGCGGTGTATCATAACACCTACCACATTGGAAACATGCAGGCCGCCACCCAGATACCAACCAGGGCAGCCAGGAAGATAAAGATAATTACGTTGAGCAGTTTAGTTTTCATTGCCGATCTCCTTTTCCCTTTGAAATACGCCTCGATCAACCCATCAGGTCGCTTGAAGTGAATACTATTCTTAGTCCAAACAATCGGCCATCTGGTTCTATCATCGCCGATCTCCTCCAACGGTTCCTCTTTGCTTTTCAAAGAAAAGAATATTTTTCCCTTCCCGCCGAGCAAGGCCTCAAATTTATCTTTCATTATTTTTCTCCTCTTCGGGCAATGATACGCGCAAGTGAACTTGATTTATAATTGCATCTTCTGGGATGTTAGAAGTATCGAATCTATCTGCAAGTCTCTCGCCGACTTTTATTCGTATGCCCAATATGGTTATCGTTATGGGCTCCATTTCCGGCAATTTTCCAAGAGGCAGGAAGGTTCGGCGAACCTGGCATTCCTCTGGCAGTGGTTCTTCTCCTTTTTCGTTCCCCTCGAACCACACGCCCACGATTGCGAAGAGCAGGAATAGCAACAAAGGCGAGCAGAACGAGGCCACAAAAACAAGGATGATCGAGAAGTCGTCCATTCTATTCTCCATCTTTGTCATCTTCCTCGTTATCAAAACAAACAAATAAAGCACCTGAGATCGACGTGAAAATTATAGATATAAATGAAACATACCATGCTGTCCCCGCATGTACAGATTCCACAAAAGCAACGAGCGAAAGGATGAAGAGCAATAAACCATATTTACTGAGCATTTTGGTTTCCTCTCTCTGACCCAGGACGAGGAGGCCGCCCTGGGTCAGTAAAGAACGGGGGTCATCACTCCCCGCCGGTCTGCGCCCACGATCCAGCCCGGCTAGGATGATGCTCGCGCCAGAAGTTTTATGGTCACGCTTGGCTCACCTTGCCGAATGGTGCTGGGTAGTGTTTGCGGAACACGTTGGCAGAATGTCGTAGAGAAGCCGCCTCAGCTGCCTCAGCTGCCTCAGCCGCCCTGCCAGCTGCCTCAGCCGCCCTGCCAGCCGCCTCAGCCGCCCAGCCAGCCGCCTCAGCCGCCATGCCAGCCGCCCAGCCAGCCGCCCTGCCAGCCGCCCAGCCAGCCGCCTTGCCAGCCGCCTCAGCCGCCCTGCCAGCCGCCTCAGCCGCCCTGCCAGCCGCCCAGCCAGCCGCCCCGCCAGCCGCCCAGCCAGCCGCCCAGCCAGCCGCCCTGCCAACCGCCTCAGCCGCCTTGCCAGCCGCCTCAGCCGCCTCAGCCGCCGCATTTACTTCTTCAATGGTGGCTTTCCCAGTCGCGTATAGGCGTAATGTTTTCTCGGCCGCCCCGGCCTCTGGCAGTATTTTCGAGCAGGGTTTGATTATGTCTGCCAGGCAGAGTGATAGTTTCTGAGGCGACTCATATAACTTCATATAGCCAAGCAACCAGCCCATCCAGCTACCATTGTCGCAGTCATGCCAACAGTCGGCAGCGCTGCCGCCGTGTTGTTTGACCCATTCAACCGCCGGATCACAGGCATTGAGTTTTCTCAGACCTTCAAGAAATTGTTTATTCGTTAGGTTTTTCATGGGTCACTCCTCTTGTGCGGGCGGTTGTTCTCCGGCCAATGTCTTTATAGCGGCGTCTTTGGCTTCTAATCCGGCAATGCGCCATCGCCGGTAGAGTTTGCAAATTTCTAAGCCTTCGTCGAGCGGTTTGTTCACGAGGAGCAACTTGTTGACCATCCAACTGGCAGACTGGACTGATTCGGATAAACCCTGATCCAGAATGTCCTGCGGTGTGATCTTCATGCCCTTGACATGCGCGGGCATTTTACTCGCAGGCGCTGCTTCGGATTGAGGCGGGAAGTCTTTATCAACATCATTTTCAATGACCGAACGACTCTCCGCATCTACGACCTCCTCGGCGGGCGTCGCCTCATATCCGGCCAATGTCATGATCCAAGAATAGGATAGGCGGAACGCCTTGCCGGTCGCTCGCGTAATTGCCATGCTACGCCGGGCGTAAGCTTTGCGATTTGCCCAGGTTGGTTCATCCATTCCGCAAATAGCCGAACCGCGCCCGATTACCTGCCCATCCGAGCGGACGATCTCGACCATTGCCTCGAATGTTCCATCCTCGTGCATGGTGGTGGATACTTCGCGCGGTGTCACACCGAGCATGGCGCCGAGGGTTGACCATCCTTCGACGCGGACATATTTCTTGTTATTGATAACCACATAGAGTTTCCGGGCATTGACCAGGGCGGCCAGTTCGGTAGCAATGAGAGTGGCGCGGGCAATGACGCCCGTGGGTGCAATTTCAAGTGTGCCAAGTCGCACACTTTCAGATACAACAATTTCGTCAGACATTTCTTCCTCCTTAAAATGGGTATCCGCAGGTGCGGATATAGGCGGCTTCAATTTTTCGGTCGCGTTCTTCCGTGGGATCCTCCAACGGCACAATCCCGTGGATGTCGCACAGGACGCCTTCGCCGGGCAACACGTCAATCTTCATGCCAAGCAGACCACAGATCGGGCACGGTACACCGTTTAGATGCAACTCTTTTTCCCGTTCGGCCTTCGTTGGCGGGTTAAATATATGTTCATAATCCCAGGGTACGGTATGTGTTCTCATGACTTTATCTCCATTGAGGCAATTGCGGCGCGGGCGATATCTTCCGCTTCTATTGCGGCAGTAACTATATTCTCGCCTACGTTGCGCCCGTGCGCCAATGTATGCTTTATCTGTTTCAGCGCGGCGAGCAGGTCGGCGTGGGAATTGCAGGCACGGACGATGAAGGCGGCGTCTACTTCTTTGACTTTATGACAAACACAAATATGGTTTGCGGTTTCCACACAATAAGTATCGCGGGGCCAACCCTCATAAAATGCCTGTGTAGCAATCCAGGGGCCGGGGGTATGAGTTGTGGTCATCTGATCTGCGCTCCTTTCTTGATGGCCTTTTTGATTTGGTTTATTGATAGGTCAAGATGTGCCGGACGATCCCCCATAGCCGGTTTGACCTCAGCGCGCACTTGGCGCGCCAGGCGTGTTAATTCAGGATCAGGGCCAGTTGCCCAACCCCATCGTTTTGAGCCAGATTGTTTCGATACTATTGTGAGCATTTTTCCTCCTTTCAAATCAGTTATAGATTTCTATGTTGATTATGTTGATTTTCTCTTGTTGTACAAATCCTCAAATTTTCTCTTCTGTTATCTAATTTATTGCCATTTATATGATCCGTCTCAAGCCCAGGCGGTGTATTAATTATCATTTGGTGCATATAAATTGTTCCAACTTTTCCATCTTTCCAGGTACTCCGTCGCGCATATTCACAACGACATCCTGTATGATAGTGCCACCTGTATTTAGATAATAAATCAAAATCCTCATCATCTACCAATGTAACTTTCCCTTGCGATAATTTAATCTTCTTCATTATTCATTCCTAAAATTAGTAGCGGGTGCCGCCCTTGCTGCGGCCTGATCAGGATTATGAGACCTGTGAGACACGATGCCTCCCACCCGCATCGCGAAACTTACTTATCCTTCCATTCCTTTGGCAACTTGATCTTCGTCTCTTGCTGCCGACGAAGCTCTGCCCAGTAATGCCACTCGCGGACGATCTTGCGAATTGCCTCGGAGCGGTTCGGCTTAGTCATCTTGTCGGCCGCGCCGTCAATGATTTCAATATCTTGTTCATCTAGGTTGAACGTGTAGTGTTTCATGCCCCCATTGTATATGAGATTGTCATATCTGTCAAGAGCTATTTCGGGCGTTCCCGCCAATCCTGCAACCGGCTGCTCGAATATTGAACATTGTCCAGGAACCAATCTGCGAGTCGCACAATCGGTTCGTCCAATGAAAGGTTTGCGGGATCAATCCGAGAAGTCAATACACCGCGGAGCATCCAATCGTTGACCGTCCAGTTATCCCAAGTGCCCGACACCATTCCCCAGCGCCTCGCGGTCTTCCAATCCGCCTCAATTGAGTCGCCCCAATATACGATCAGACCATACAGGTCATTTCGGCGAGCGCAGTCCACGATCCGATACGGCCCCTCCCAATCATAGCCGGGCCGTCTCAGCCAGACCGGATCACCCAACGCACCGCAAGTCATCGTAGCCACGCCGCCCAAGTAACCATCTAAACTCAACTCACGATACCTGGCCGTCGCCTCCATGACGAAAGGACTATAAAACAGCGCCTTACCCATTACGAGATCGGGTTGTATGCTGTACTGTGTGGCATAATCCGGCAGGCCGGGAACAGGATAATCTCGCCAGCAAAATCCATCGTAAGTCCAATTCGGCGTCTCGTCCACGCAAGCCGGATACGGCGCGTAGGCCAGGCAGCCCAGCGCCAACAGTGAAATTATCAACAGCATTTTCATCGCGGTTTTCATAAACTTCTCCTTGATCTTTTTCAATTTTTCGGGGGGAATTGGGGGGACATAACGCAGTGTTTCGAGCAATGAACCCAGCGATGCTCGCTTCATTCTGTTAAAAGAACGCGAAGAAACTACCGGCAGAGTAATATATTACTGTCAGAATTGGGCGCTTGGCCACATCGGCAATGGTCGAATCGGCTATGGCTATATATTCATTATCAGTAGGTTGCGAATTGGCAATATCCTCAGATGATAAAAGAGAGTAATATGTATTTCCGATTCTGTTCACCCATGCTGTGTTAAGATTACCGCTGGTCTGTCGGGTTTCGATAGTTATACTAGCAGTATTAATCCAGATATTATCATCCGCCGCCGCAGCCAGGCATCCATCATAGGCCGCTTCTCGGTTTCCAGCCGCAATTGGGTCTTGTGCACTCCAATCCTGTTTCTTGATTACTACGTCAAAATCAGACGTACTGGCATCAGTGTTTGTACATGTTAGCTTCAGATTAACCAGTATAACGCTAAAATTCAATGTTATTGCGCTTGTGTCATATTTCAAAACAGTACGCCAAACATAAAAGTCTGTCTTTTGCCCTATAACCAATAAATTGCTACCTGCGTATCCAAACCCAGTAGATGTACTCCTGGCCGTGGCATACGTCACACTTAAACCATAAATGTCTTGATCCGCCGTATCCGCTGCAAAATCAGGATCAATCACAACTGGATAGATTGCGCTGGCCAGCCACGAAACAGGGACGCCAGTGTAAATATATTGGATGTTACCAATCGTCTTGGCAAAGCGTTTGCATGGGGCTACGTTTCTGTTCGCATCACGCGTGCGCGGGGGCGGGAAGCGAAAGTCGTCTGCCGCAAATTCATCCAGCCAGCCATCAGCAAATGACAACCCAGAAACGGCAGTCTCCAAAACCAGCCAATCTCCCGCACCCGCGCCGGTTCCGGTTGGCAGAGAGGCAATGACAATCTCTTCTCGTAGGCCGGTTTCGGTCAATGTCAATTCGCGTCGCCACACTCCAGACTCGGCAATGATTTTATCTTCGTGAACGCTGCCCAACGGAATTGTCTTTATGGATGTAAACGCTTTGGTAGTCGGGTCGAAAATACCGATGCGCGTACTACGGTGTGAGTAAGTTCCCCCTTCAATTCGCACTAGGCCGTTTTTCGCAATGCGCGCCCTTAATCCTGGCGCGCCATATTCTGCTCCAATGGCAACGAGTTTCGTGTCCAGCGGCTTCCAAAGGCCATCAGTATCTAGGTAGTGGCACGGCGCGCCGGTAAAGTTCGCCTCGACCTGACCTCCGGGTCGCTTGAAGTGAATACTATGTTTCGCCCGCAATGCGATGGGGAACGCGGCTTGTTCGGGATTTCGTTCCAAGAAATCAGCAACCCAATTCGCCATATTAGAGCTCCAATGCAACTGCTAGGCAGTCCCAGGTAGTGGCTGCCGCGTTGTAAACGAACCCGACATAAATATATTTGTTCGCAACCGTGATGAGCGGCAGGACGGCGCCACGCTCATCATAAATCGCATTCCAGCCGATCACGCGTGGAGTAGCGTCCGGCTTGATACGGATAATCAATTTCTGCCCATTGACCGGCGTGCCCGTCGGCGCGCCGAACGTGCATGGCTCGGCAAGAGCCGTGACGTTGTACTGGTCTTGGGTATCGGCGTTGGGGGTAGGGGTGGCGCTAGTCGTGACCGTGCCGATCCTGGGCGCAATACGAATTGTGGCATTGCCGGTAAACGTAGGGGACGCAATTGGCGCGCCTCCCAATGCCGTAAGCGCAGCACCGGCTGTTATCGCTCCAGTGCCTCCGAGGGCAATTGTCACAACTGCATAAGTGCGTTCATCCGTAACCTTGCCAGCAGCAATAGTCCCGACGCCTGCGGTTACCAGAACCGTAGCCAGGGCTATCTCCCAATCTGTAGCGGTCGTTACCAGTGCTAGGGGAACTCCCGCGCCGAGTACGCCGGTTGTCACTAAAATCGAGATGGTATTTCCAGGCCAGTCAACGTGCAAGACAACTCTATCGTAGCGATCTTGAGCAGGATCAGAGGCGGCAACTGCCTTAATTTCCACGGCGTCTGACGAAATGTAAAACCCCTCTATCCAGGCCGCGCCCGATTTGACCTTTACCTGCATCCCCGAACTATCAGCGTAAACCTCGAAGGCGTTCAGGAATCCGCCGACAACTCCAGTTCCGCGCCACAGTTTCGCCATCTTCGCCCATTGATCTTCACGGACAACAGACCCAGCACCCGCATCGAATGGAAAATACTCGATAGTCATTTCAAACTCCTTCCAGGCGGCGAACCCGCGTGGTAATTTGTCTTTGCTCGATTGCGTCAACCAACCGTATCGGCAGGCCGGTTGCAGATAGCACCGGGGTCACTATCGCGATACCGCCCGGATACAGGTCAATTTTTGCCTCGCTGAACACTGCTGGCAATTGTACCCCATCTGCATATATGTTCACAGTGTCCCCAAGTTGGTAGTCTATGAACGGAATGCGCCCGACTTGTTCGATCACCGATAATGTCCAGGTTTGCGCGCCGACCTTCTCTAGCAAGTTCTTATCAGCGGCTTCCAACAGTTCTGCTACAATGGCACTCCTGCGCCAGTCGTAGAACGATTCGACTCGCTGCCAATCCAGGATTGACTGTGAGTTTCCTCTTTCCTCGAACGCCCGCAAGGTAAGTTCGCCAGTCCCCCCAACGTAAACGTAATTTGCCGCGGGCATCCCATATTCATATTCAAGACCATCCAGCGTCCCGTAGTCTAAACCAAACACGATGGTATCCGATAAATCCTTCGGAGTAACGGCGTCAAACACCAGACCTTTGATGCTCACGCCCAACCCGCCCAGGTTCGCCAACTCGATCACCATTTCGTCCAACTTGTCAAACCTGGCGCTCCCCGTCACCGTTGCACCTGCGGACAAATCCGGGGCGATGGTCAGACCGGGGATGCGCCTTGAAATAATAGCACCCGGCCCGGCATGTTTATCCACATAATATTTCACTACCGTTTCGGCTTTGTCGGTCTGGATGTCATAATCATCTCCACTATAAGGCGGGCCGTTATAAACCGGAGGGCAGACGCGGTAGGATAATAGCTTCAGGTCGTCCGCACCATTTATCTGAACGGAATTTCGCGCCAAGTTCTGCGTGCGTTTCCAACCGGTGATATGCCCGGACATGACGATGACATCATCACGCATCAGGTGCAATCCACCCCGCCGAACGATATTCAACCCTTGCGGTTCCCAGGGTATCTCGATGACGAATGTCCCGAACCCATTGTATCGCAGGATAAACGATGTGCCAGATAGGTAAGAATCTAACTCGCCTGTTAGGTTGCCATTCGCGTCGCGGGTAAGTATTCGCCAAGTAGCCATTATAGTGTGAGGGTCAAATATCGTGGATAATAATCCACGGAAACCGAGGTGTCCACCGTGGTTGAATTCATCGTTATGATAATGTCATTCGCGCCGGGTTCGAGCGGCCACAGACTCGAGGATGCAACCACAACGTGCGCCCATTCGTTTGTTACGCCATTCAAAATGATACTCTTTATTCCAGGGCGGGTATCAATCACCAATGTGTCGGCGGCGGACAGGGTCAATCCAGAAAACGAGAGTGTTTTCCCGGTGGTTACATTTATCAGTGCCAGATCCGCGCCGGGGCCGGTTATCGTCCAGACCGGCCAAGTCCGTAGGCCGATATTGGTGATAACCTGCTGCGCCAGTTGACTGGATGGCGCCAGGGCCATTGGAAAAAAGGGAAAAAACAATATCTGAGCGCCAGAGGTAATGGCGTTTACAAGTGTGATATTTACGATAGCATCATACCAATACGGATCGGTGCACAGGAAAGACAAGACCATCTTCGCAATGTCGCGATCATCCAGGCTATCTATCCCGTCATCGTCTGGCCCCTCGATCAAGTAAACACCCCTAACCTCCCGACTTTCGCCGCACAGCGTGAAGCGTAGTGTGAAATCACCCTCCAGGAGAGTTTCCGCCAGCGTCCGCAGGTGCTCCAACATCGCGGAGCGGGATGTCCGCTTCAGGCATAGAGGCAGGTCGAGAGTCCTCTGCTCGATGCGATTGCTGTGAACTATCAGACCATCCGGCCCCTGCTCGGTATCAACTTTGATGCGCGGCACCAGGTAGCCGGTATAACCGGTCTCGAGGGTGATCCCCTTTTCCGTAATTGTATAAGTCGTACCGTCAACTATCGCCTCAACGTGCATAGAGCAACTCCCTTCGCTGGAGAGCGCGCATCAGGTCTTGCTCGTTCATCCCGCCTCCACCCTGAACGTTGACATTCCAGTTTGTTATGTTGCTGTACGAGTTGGAGGTGCCGCCCGCCATAGCGGGAGCGAGCGCGGCGGTCTGGACGCTTGCGGCGACCATTGCCATCGCATTCACAGGGAGCATCATGTAATCTTTAATGCCCCTTGCAAGGCCTTCCAATAGTCTACGTCCAATGTTTGCCATGACTGTCGAGGGTGAACTAATACCAAGAGAATCCTCGATCCCATGTATAATGCCATCCCATACCCCATTTATGCGATCGGTATAATCTTGTGGTGTCATCCAGCCCCAATCGCCGGATGGTGTAAGTAATTGAGGTGGTTTTGCTCCACTAATGATTTGCCCACTTAGATCATATCCAAAACCAGCGGGGAGGGTAGATACAGCATGTATGATGCCGTCCCACACACCATTTACGCGGGCAGTATAATCCTCTGGACTCATCCAACTCCAATCACCAGAGGGTGTAAGTAATTGAGGTGGTTTTGCTCCACTAATAACTTGACCGCTTGTATCATATCCAAAACCAGCGGGGAGAGTAGATAAAACCTGTCTAACATTATTGACTAAACGTTGCGCCGCCGCAATGGGAGTACGCATATTATCCAATATGCCAATGGATAATCCCCTACAGATTTCTTCGCCAACATCAGCCATGACTCTCGAAGGCGAATGGATACCGAGGGCCGCTTCAATTTCGGCCAATAATTGATCTATCATAGATCGCACGTTCTGCACGACACCCCCCCACATACTTTGAACACCATTCCAAATACCTGAAACGATGTCTACTCCCGCTTGGTAGAAACCGCCTAGTTTTTCGGTTATTATATTCACCATGTCGTTCCAAACGCCACTCCAAAATGTTTTAAGGGCATTGAGTTTATCTTCCCAATATGCCTTAATTGTCGCGAACCACGCAGTCAATTTCGTTTTAATTGACGCGATAATCGGTTCCCAGAATGAAACTATTTCGTTCCATTTTGTCACCCAGAATGTCTTTACAGCATTGAGTTTCTCTTCCCAGAATGTTTTGACCGCGTTGAACCAGATGGTCAACTTGGTCAAGATCGAGGCGATAATTGGCTGCCAGAAGGAAACGATTTCATTCCACTTATCAACCCAAAACTTTTTGATGGCATTGAGTTTTTCAATCCAAAATTGCTCAATCTTCTCGAATACGGTCTTGATAATTATCCATATTCGGTCGAGCACCTCTGCCAGCCATGAGCTTTCCCACGCCTTTTGGATGGAAGTCTTTGCATTACTGAATGGCTTAACCATCTGAGTCAGTAAATTGGCTCCCCAGGCAATAACACTATTAATGACCCCCGCCGCCCAGGTCGTAAAGGAGGTCAGGATACTCGCAAGCCAGGTTGTCACCGAGGTTACTATGTCAGCACACCAGGTGGTAAATGCAGTCCAGATAGTTCCGAGCAACGGCCCGAGCAGTAATCCCCAGGATGTCACGGTTACTACAACCACATCCCATAGTCCAACAAAGAGAGCAACGATTAGCGGCCCCAGGGCTGCCAGGATTATCGGTAAGGCATTTACAAGGGCAGGGATGATCTCCATAAAGACTGCCGTCCATACGGGGATTATAGCCGCCTGCATGGCCGCCAGGCCGTCTACCAATGCTGTAATTATCAGCGGAAGCATTGCAACGAGAAGAGGGATAGACTGGACGAGGGCATCAATGATTGCCAGCATTATCACGGGTGCGGCTGCTATCAATATTGGTAGAGCGGCAGTGATGCCCAGGATCAGGCCAAGAAGTAGTTGTAAACCCGCATCGTAAAAAAGCGGCAGTGCGCCAATTAGGGCGGTTATCAGAGTAATGATAAGTTGAACTGCGAGCGGGATTAGGGTGGGCAGAGCCGAGGCAATCGCGGCGACAACGGTCGTCAGCACCTTCACCGCCGCGGGGATCAAGACGGGCAGGGCTTGTATGATGCCTTTCGCCAACCCCACGATTAATTTCAGGGCCGCGTTGATCATCAACGGGATGTTCGTCACAAGGACATTTGCGATTGACATAAGGGCGGTCAGGATCATGGGAATCAGTGTTGGCAAAGCCGCGCCAACCGCCGTGATTACCGTGACGACTAATTGCATTGCGGCCTGGATGAGGAGCGGGAGAGCTGAAACTATGCCGGTCACGACTGCTTGAAGGATTTGAATTCCCGCCGTCAATAATTGTGGGATGGCCTGCATGAGATAGGTTAGATATGTCGTAACCATTGACTGAGCCGCGACAGTAATAGCAGGCAAAGCAGTCATGAGGCCTTGTATGACTGCCAATCCTATCGTTGTGGCTGATTGCATGATGCCTGGCAGTGCTCCGGCAATATCAGTGGCTATCTGTCCGATCAATCCACCGATATCAGTAGCCATCATTCCGAAGTCGCCGCGCCGTAAACCCACCGCAATGATTGCGTTTAATTTCATGATCCATCCCTCCAAGACATCCATGCCCCCCTGGAAAGCCGGAAGGAATTCGCTCAACACCGTCATGGAGATGCCCTTTAGGGCGAGTTTGGCGGCCTCTACGCGGTCGCCCAGAAAATCAAAATTCGCTATCACGTCCTCAGATACCACCGCCCCCATCAGGCGAGCCTTCTCGGCCCATTTTGCAGCCTCTTCCGCGCCTGCCTTGATCAGCGGGTTCAATTCCATTGCCGAGCGCCCCAGCAGGGTCATTGCGATACCGTCGCGCAGAGCAGGGTCTTCCATTTTTCCGAGCGCGGCGATGACATCGTTGAATACCGCCTCCTGCGAGCGCATGGAACCGTCAAGATTTGTAGTGCTTATCCCTAATGTGTCGAACGCCTCCGCCTGCGCGCCCGTGCCTTCTCTTGCGGCATACATGGCACGCGTTAATTTCGTGATGGAGCCAGTGATTGCCCCTAATGGTGTATCGGTCATTATGCCAACGAAGGCTAGTTCTTGTAGTTTCTCCGTGCCTATCCCGAACTGATCTGACATTAATTGGATTTTGTCTGCAACCCCCGCCGCGTTTAGCATGAGTGCGGCCAGGCCAACTCCCGCCGCAACCGCCGCCGCCCCAATCGCAATGATAGCGGTCACTGCGATCATCGTTGCGCTGGCTATCCCGCCCATGACGCCGCCGACCAGGCCGCCAGCAGCATTGATTGCGCCTGCCATCGCGTTGGTCTCATCGCCTGCTCGTTTTGTGCCAGATATATACGTGGATAGGCCGGACGCGAATTCAGAAGTTTTGAAGACAGCCTCGAGGCCAATCTGTTCAGCCATACTAATGTTTCCTCTTTGCTTTCATTCGGGCCTTCTCAGCCTCTCGTTCCTGCAACTCGTTCTCATAACCCTGCATCTTTTGGGTAGTCAGGTAGTGCGCCATCATCACGGCAGGATCCTCGCTGGGTTGGCAGAGACTGAGTGCGGATGGTTTCATCCCCCAATGGTGAGCGGCCGACACCTCAGTAAAGTATGGGGATGTTCGCCATCCAGAATCACCTTTTAGTCTGATTTGCTTTAATGGTCGCTTCTTCCAATGCACGTTGAAACGTGGCCTCTGCCTCTGCCACTGCCTCCTCATTAATTATCCCAGCCAGGCGGAATACGCTCGTCATCAGCCTCGATATATCAACAGGCGATTGCACTACCCGGGTCTCAACGTAAAGATATTTTTCCGCGGCCGGATCTGCTGGAACTGTTATTCCAAGCAAACGCATCTCAGAGCGCCATTCGTCGGTGGGCGTACATTGCACCCCGTTGAAAACGGCACGCATTAGTTTCGCGCTATACTCCCCATCAATCTGAGCCATTATCCGCTTGTATTCTTGCCAGTCCTTTTGATTTTTCTTCGTGGCATCAGGATCGCCTTCGACAACCAGCGTGGTTTCATCGTGCTGATGAATTTCCTCTTCACCGGAAACAGTTTTGACTGTGTAAGTGGGAATTTCAAGGATGCTTCCACCACCGGCAATGAACTCGTCTAGCACGGCCTTACGAATTTTCTCTGGCAAGAGCGGGGACAGGCCGCGTATCTGGTAAGTCTCTCCGGCAGCATTGACAAACGTGCCGAAGTTTTTAGTCCCGTCGGTTGATTTGTTGCTCATGGTATGCTCCATTTAGGGGAGGGTCAAAAACCCTCCCCTATCTTTGTGGTGATTACTCTTCCACTACGCCGGTAAAGCCAGTGGTACCGCTTACCAGGCCCACGTACACGGCATAATTTTCATCCCCAACTGCCAGTGAGGTCAGGCCATTATTGGTATCTGCGGTCAGAACGTCCCAGGAATATCCGCCGTCAATGGTGCGGTAGATTTTCCCGACCGGCCCGGCAATATCGGCGATCATAAAGCCGACGTAATCGTTGGCAAAGCCGATGTCGTTGATCTTTGCGATACCTGAACCAATCCAGCCGGTTCGCTGCGTCCAGGTCTCGCCGCCGTCTTCGGTCCAATACAGACCGCCAGCATCATCCCCCACCCAGACGTAATTATCAGCCCGCACGCAAACACTCAGAATGTCATCGGTGCCAGCCAGAGCGCCGCAGACGGCCCAGTTCGTGCCGCCGTCAATCGTCTTGATAACCACGCCGGTTGTCGTACCGATGTAACCGTTGAGGCCATCCAGGGTAAATTCGACCTGAGTGAAGTCGGTTGTCACACCCGCAACCGCCAAAGCGCCAGTCCAAGTTTCGCCGCCATCGTTGGAGAAATAAACAAATCCCAGCGCGCTTGCAAGCCAGATGTGATGCTCATCCAGGGCGAAGATTCCGCCGCCGTGCGTGACACCGTGCGCGGTAGCGGCAGCCAAAAGTTTGACCGTTGTCCACGTTGCGCCGTCATCGTCCGAATAGGCGGTATATGAATTCGCAGCGGCTTCCTCGGCTACGATAATGCGCCGGACGCCGTGGCACATATCCAGGATCGCACAGGACATGAGGTTACTCGCGACGAGATTGGGTTGACTGGCTGTCTTAGCCCAGGTTTGCCCGCCGTCGTGAGTTATCCAGACATCACCCGAGGCATAGATACCTGCTCCTGCTGATACGGCTACGCCGTCCATTACTGGCAACAATGTGCAGGGGTCTTTGAGCATGGCAACATCGTTGAAAGCGTCATCCTCAGTATTGGTCTTGCGATGGCCTTCCACCTCGACCACGTCAATGACAGGCGGGTTGGCGGAGATGGAAAAGCCTCGCGTGGACTCGTCGTTTGATTCGCGTTTAAGAACGCCGCCGTAAGATTTCTCGGTGTTGCGAACATGTGCCAGGATCAGGGCGCGCTGATGGTTGCAGAACAAGTCCGCGCGCCCACCGTCGCGTTGCAGGAACGCCAGCCCATATTCGCAGCGGATCTTCTCCAAAAGCGAGCGGGTCCTGAACGTCAGACTGGTCAAGCTCGTAGTCACAGCATCAGGCGGGCTGAGCTTGTTGCCCACAACCTGATAATTGCCGTCCGCGCCAAAGCAACGGATGAGTTCGATGTCACCCTTTGGTTCGGTGATGTCGTCGGTGTCCGTGCATCCGACGTACCCGGGCGCGTGGTTAGGCCCTTCCGGGAATACCCATAGCGCCCCGTCTCCAGCGGTATACGCATGTAGTTCACTCATTTTGTTTCTCCTTCTTGAACATCTTTACTTTTGGGATAGCGGGTTTGATTTCCGCTACCGGTTGAATTGCAGAAGTTCTATCTTTTATGATGTAAGCCTCTGCGTCTTTGATAAGTTTACGAAATTCGATACCGTAAACGGTTTGCAGAGCAGAAATTACTAGCGGCACTTTCGTCCGCAAGTCCTCCAGCGTCCAAACGTCCGCAGTGTGCAGCGCGGATTCAAGTTGCTTTGCCAGGTCTTTGACGTTAGATGGCTGGACAAACTCGCTAAACGGCAATCCATAAGGTGCACCAGTGTCAATCTGCTCACTGGTCAATTCTGAATTTCCCTCCAGCAATTGCGCGGGTAGAAGGCAGCGTTCGAGCACGCCGTCGCGATTTACTTCGATCAAACCGGTCTGCCCGGATTTCGTTATCAGACGAAAAGGATATTTTCTCATTCGATTCCTTTCAACAAAAAAAGCCAGCGATATTCGCTGGCTCTGACGGCCTACTTGATTAATACATTATATCACGTATCAAATAGCGTGACCTGACGCTCTCCGAGCCTCCGCAACGGCTGCTTTCATGTGGTCTTTGAATGGTTTTTCCCATTTATCGCGTAGAGTTTTCGTAAACTTGCGCGCTCTGATGCCGGACATTCCCTTACCTTTGTTGATTTTCTTGGAAACGAAAAGCATCTTACCTTTACCAACGTAGCTTTTCAAAATTCCGACGCGCGTCTTCGCCTCGAAGTTGCGCGACATTACTGCATAACGAACTTTCGTTCCGTCATCTAAGAAGCGGAATTTCCAGTAACCGCTTGTGGGTATCGGCCAAGTATGATATGAGTCTTCGCGCGGCCAGGCGGAGGCGGTGAATGAAGTGTGGAAAGCCGTTGACGGCGATACACCGGCTGGAACGAGTTTGGCTTCGGTCTGGATGCGCGGCACGTCGCCCTTCCAGGTGCGCGTCACCTTCTCGAAGTCCTTCCCCATTGCCAGAGCGTCCTTGATAACGGCGTCCCGGATAGGCGCAGCCATGCCATTGATGTTCAGCGGCTTGGGGATGATAACCCGGAATGTGACAGGGCAATTCGAGACGGTTTTAGTCATCTTCCTCATTCACTTTCAGGTTCATTCCGGCAATCCAAACAGCAAACCGGATTATTTGTTTCGCAATCCATAAACGTGCCTCGAAGCGTTTGGCGTGAACGAGAGTACATTCAATAACAACCTCTTCATGTGCAAGCCTTTCAATATCGACTCGTGTTTTATGAACCGGAAATATAGTCGCCATATTACACCACTCCCATGCGATGCTGTCTAATTGATTGTGCATAAACAAACGCCTGCCACGCGCCGTTTGACATTCCCCAAGATGCATTCTCGCGTTCCGCGGTCAGGACTTCTGGCACCAACTGATCGCCCCGCCAACGCGCTTTCAGAAAATCACATCCGCAAGGTTCTGAAGGCATCAGGGCGTGCGCCAGCCGGACGATGATGTCCTCCGCCTCAGACGTTAGAGAAGTGAGGCCCGCCTGGTAATACAGATCAACGAAGCGGGTCGCGCCAGGGATACAGACGCAACCCGATGTGCCAACCTGTACGATACTCATCTCGGCATTCTGGATATAAGCGCAACCATCAACCCATGTTTCGGTCGGGCACGCACAGTTGATCGAGCAGTCCAGGGAGATGAACTCGACCGGGGCTAGGGTTGGGTCAAAATACTCCTCCTCGATGTCTACCAGGTTCTCGGCCCAGGTAGCATAATCAGCCATGTCCAACCCATCCGGGGGGGTGTTCTCATACGCAATCGCAACCATGCGTACCAGCGGGACGGTGATTGTAGCCACGCCGCCCACGATGGTGATTTCGGACGGGTATATTTCCACATGCGTTCCTGGATGATAGACATGGATTTCGTTCACGTCCGTGGTAGTAACGGCGTGGATAAAAATGGCAGGGTCAATTATAGACGCGTTCGGCACATTGGGATGAGCAATGATCGCTTTTCGCCCCATCTGAATCAACTTGCCAACGTTCAGGATTTGAGGGTTGCCCAGCGCGTGTCGCTCAGGACCGATCCAGGTAGACATGAGCGGATATTCTGCAACCGCCTCCATTTTCGATTGTGCGTTCTGTAGGGCGCGGTAGACCGCAATCCGTTGATCGTGCGACCATATTTCGCGGCAGGCATAAAGTTTATTGTCGGGATGGTTCACACCGAAGAACGCGGGTTCGGCATATTCAACAATCTGAGCATAACGGGGAAGCGGCACGGCCAATCGGTTAGCGTAAATTGCAGTAGATAGCGGGATAATTGTGGTCATTAGTCACTCCTTCCGGTCATAAACGATTGCAGTCCGGCTATAGCCAGGATGATTAGAATAGCATCCACAGGCTGGGAGGGAAAAAGGATTGCCGGTAGAAATAAGATTGCAAGCCATACCCCAAAACAGTGAGGACAATTGAAAAGCTCCGCCAGCGTCCATCCTAGCCCTTTGTTCGACGTTGCGTGCTTGCCGAGCCATATCCGAAATCTATCAAATATCGCGAACGGACCATCTTCGCGAGTGAACATCCACGCCAGGCGGTAGATCGCAAGGGCGGCCATAAAGAAGCGGACGATGAAGGCGGCATCTATTATCATTTCGCCTCCATTGCCAGCATACGTGACGGTGTTGCAAAATATTTTATCTTGTGTCCTACGATACGAGGATATTCCATCCTATTTTTCTTTAGGTTGAAACGATTGAAAGATATTCCCAATAATTCTGCTACGCCCCATCCAATCGGCCCATCGAAAATACCGCCCGTTCCATCGGTGTCGATTTTGCAATCATAACACCAAATTTTATGCTCATATTCCGACCAATCTAAATTTGCCCCGCCACATTTATCGCAGGCTATTTCATAAGACTGGGGTTTCATCACATAACACCATATTCGCCTTCTCATTTCGCGGCCTCCCTTATAAACAAATACTCACCGTCCTCTTTCATCGCCAACAGTCCAGGAACGTCTTCCTCGGCCACATAGCCGAACTTGCGCCGGGAGCCACCGAAGCGGTAGCAAATGCCGGACGCGCCATAGAATGAACGCGCCATACCGCTACCGAGGAAAGTTAATAGTACCATGCCCTCGGCAGCTGGCGCGGGAATAGATGCGGCGCGCGCCTGCGGGCGGGCGTTCGCTTTTGGTGTCACGTCTTTATTTCCACAACACGCCATAGGGTTTTCTCCTGAGAACAGGTCTGCGTGCCTGGTCTTGATTATCTCACGCGCCCGTTTTACCATGTCCGGGCTGCGCTTCAACGTCTGGATGATGCCGTTCGGATTCTGCCGATAGTAGTACAACACGTCCGGGATATGATGACCAATTATACCCGCCTTTGCAGAGCGTAACCAGTAATCCCAATCCTCGTACAGGATCAGACTTTCATCCCACCCGCCGACCTTGCGCGCGTTCTCGGTCTTTTGCAAACATCCGTTCGGCCAGTAGACCGCTTCGAGCAGTTTACAAATATCATACGGGCGCGCCTTGTAGGTAGTGCGTTGCTTGTCATCGAACAGGACGGTCGAGCCGAAAAGCCAACCATCGCCAGGATAGGCGTCCATCGCAATTTGCAGCGCGTTCTCGGCCAGGTAATCGTCTGAGTCTAAAGGAAAAAAAAAGGTGGTCTTAACATGCTTTAGGGCCAAGTTGCGCGCTGCCGCCAACCCGGTACTGGTTCCAAGATGTACTATCAGGATGCTCTTCTTGAACTTGCATATCTTCTCCACGTCCTCCCACGCCACCACCGAATGATCGTTGACCAGGACAACGGGTACATCCTTTGGGACAGATGCAAGCGCGATCTTCAACCATTCGGCCTCCTGGAGATTGCGGATTTTAGCGGGAATGATGATTGATACATTACGCATTTTTTCTCATTTCCTCATGTGGACATTTACTATAACATCCTTTAGCCATATTGCAATTATGACATAAAACCTGAAAACCTTCAGGGTAATCATTCTTTTTTAACCAAGTAGCGAAAGCCCATCCGCCTTTACTGTTTATTTCTTTTCTATGTTTATTACCGCCGCCATCTATGTGATCTATTGAGAGAAATTCATAAGTTGATTCTCCGCAGCAGGCGCACTTTCCCCCATAATGACCTATTGCCATTTTACGAATAGCGAGCCTATTAATTTTCGAATATCTCCTAGCATATGCCTTTTTTTCTTCTGCGTGTTCCCTGTAAAAAGCTTTCCTTTTTGCCGATAATTCTTCTTTATGTTCTTGATTATATATTTTATGGCGAGCAGATACTTTATCGCTATTGTCTCTTCCCCATTGTTTATTTTTCTCGCGGTATTTATCTATATTCTTTAGCCGTCGAATTTTCGCCTTTTCACATAATTCTTCGTGGTGAGTCGTACGATACCTTTTGCTTCGCGCTGCTGTCTCTTCGCGGTGAGACACGTAATATAATCTTTGTTTTGCCAATCTCTCTTCTGAGGTTTGTGCCATACAAATTCTCCAAGAACAAACAGCCGCCTTCTATGCTTGCCTATCTGTCGAAGGACGGGCGTTCTAGCATAAAAGACGGCTATTTATTAGGCAAATAAAAAACACCCAATTCCTTCGACGACTTTATTATACCACGTTCGCTCGTCCTGGAAACTTCTCTTTCAAAATTGGCTCAAAATCATCAGCCCATCCGGCCGCGCGTCGCTGTTCAAGAAGCGCCCAACCCTCCACGGCATAATTGTTCGAGGCCGACCCGCGCCATTCGTGGACAACTATCGCATTCGGAGCATAACCAAATTTGCCAGCGCGGCGCGCCCTGGTGATCGCCTCAATGTCAGGGCACCACCCCTTGTAATGCGGAATAACCATTACTCCGCCATGATGTTCGATGATAAAATCGCGCGTCATTAGATAATGACCGAAATTGCTGATTTGAATCAAACCAGATCCTCCAATACTCTCAAGAATCTTTAGGGTTTCTTCCAACCACCCGGGAGTAAAATAAAGGTCATCTGCTCCGAGAAAATAGGCGTCATAATTTGGCTCAGTGGCGAGAGCCAAATTCCAGTTTGGCACTGTTCCTTGTCTTGGTTGCAAGCACACAACGAAAGTCGCATTGAATTCACTTGTAATAAGCGGGGCCTGTTCATCGTCCGATTCTGCAACGACAACCGCGCGTACGTCAGGAGAGGTTTCTTTAAGCGACCGCAATACCCGCCGCAAGCCCTCGGGACGGAAGAATGTCGGAATTAGAACAGCAATTCTCATGCGGGGAATTCCCTTCGCTCCATAATTTTACCCCATTCTTCATCATTCAACACGTCTCCCGCCTCAAGATAAACCTGGGTTGGGGAGGTTGGTTCCTTGTTCCAGCGCACGAAAGGCCAACCACTCAAAATCAACGGAGGTGGTGTCCCTAATGCACAGATTTCCCATTCGATTGCCGTCATCCCCTCGATGCTATCCAGGGTACGGATAAAGTCAAGTTCGTCCTGGACCCGGTACACAAGGACAAAACTTACTTGCGGGCAATCATACATTTGCACGAGTTCGCCAACGCCAGAGCTGCGATATGACCAGGCACGATTACTTTTCCACCAATCAAACAGCGGGGAGAGTTGTGTTTCGCTTCCCGCCCTAAACTCACTTACTTTATGGTGAAAACGATAATGTAACATTGACTCACCGCCAATGTTTTCCACCTTCCAGCCCTGTGATGCAATACGCAACCAGAGTCCAGCATCCTCGGCCGGTTTCTCGTATGTACGATAGCCACCTGCTTGTTCCCATGCGCGCTTACGGAACATCGCACAAGATGGGCAATTATTATTCCCGGTTCGTTGCCTGGAATAACTGTACTGTTCCTCAAACCAACGGTGACGAGACATTACTCCGTTTTCGCCAATCAAACTTATCGGAGCAAAGGCGATCCCCACCCGAGGGTTGGTAAACTTGGGGACAAGGCGCCGAATAGCAATCGGGGTCAATTTATCATCCGCGTCCAGACAGATGATCAAATCGCCTTTCGCCTGTGATATTCCCACATTGCGCGCAACGGCTACACCCTGGTTAGTATCAAATCGGATGAGTTTTACGCCCTCTGGAATGGTAGGATTGTCGGTACTGGCATCGTCCACCACAATGATTTCGGCTGGCTGCGCATCCTTCGCAGACTGAACCGCCTCACCGATCCACTTGGCATAATTGTATAGCGGGATGACCACAGAAACGCTCAGGACGGGCGCAGGCTCAAGAAGGGACTGATATAACCCGTAAATCTGCTGGATAGGTTCGTCCCACCCAAAGTTCTTTTGGGCAAAGTCAAGCGCCTGTTCGTGATAAACTTTCCAATTTCCCAATACTTTCGTTATGGCTTGGGATAATCCATCCAAGTCACCGGGTTCTACCAATTCGCAACCGTACCCGTTCGTCAACCATTCCCGGTGGAAGCCCCAATTAAACCCGACAACTGGCAGACCACACGCCATTGATTCCATTTCGGCTATTGGATTGTTCTCGCGGGTTATTCCGAGGTAGATAGAACAGTTCTTGAGCAGTGCTAAAAAATCTTCTTGAGGTAGAGCCTCAAAACTTTTGATATTATCAGCCACGTTCGCTATTGACGCGAACGGGTAGGACGTATGATCCGCCAACCATTTCAACGGCGCGGGATCGCAGGTCGGACTAATAGATAATTTCGGCCATAGAATATACCCCCCCGGCTTACCGCCCTGTTGGATCTGCTGGAAGTCCACACCGTTGCGAATCACCAATGGGTTTCTGTGCATATCCCTGCGCATGACCTCCGCCGCTTGTTCGCTTACCGAAACAACGCTGCGCGCGGTCATCACATAATTTACGAGGCTTTGATTGACTGAGTTATAACGATCTCCCCAGTCCTCGAACGCGGTCGGATAAAAACCGTGTGAATGATAAACGTCCGTGCGACGAGAAGAGGGCGCACCCATTGCGTGAACAATAACCAGGTCGGCAGCTTTTTCGTTGTCCACATATTCCACGCCCTTTGCGCGCAGTAACTTTTCGTGCGCATCCATGACTGAGCGCACGCCGCCGCCTTTTCCTCCGCGTCCATTACTCGCTACAAAGAGTTTCATGAATCAACGTAATCCGCTTCTGATTTGAGCCAGAACTCTACTGGCTTCTTGTCCGGCCTATCCAGCATGGAAAATTTGTATTTCTTTTCTAGCCGCAAATATACATCCGCATCCTTGCTGCTGCGCCGCGTCTGATGCAGGTGGTAGTAATGATGGTTCGGAAGAAGCGACGGCCAGTAATAATTCAATTCGGGATGGTCTGTCTGAAACGAACTGTGGCCCTCGAACGGATACGACCCGTGCCATGTGGTATCTACGGAATAGACCGCATCCCGACTTGCCCCCGAGTCGAATTTCCATATTTCCCCGTTCGGGAGTTCGGCCACGTCCAGACCGGTTGTGAACCCACAAATTTTCCCCTCCGGCATCGGGTTGTCATAAATATATTGCAAATAACTGGTAGGATAAAGCTCATCCGCATCACACATAAACGCGTGAGTAGCGCCGAGTTCTTTGGCGAATCTTTGTAAAGCCCCCCGGATGAGACCCACCTCCGCCATTGTTGAGTTGGGATACCGTATTAGTTGGACTTTCGGGACTTTCAATATTTGCTCGATGGTTGAATCTGTCGAACCCGTATCTGCTACGAGCACGCGGGGAAAAACGTTTGCGAGGGGCGTGAGCACCCTCTCGATCCACCGTTCCTCGTTGCGGCACATTAGAATCGGTAGGATATTCATCTCAACCTTTAACCGCCCAATTCAACCTGACCGCTTTCTTTTGCAAGACAACCGTTCCGTTCCACCAATCGCTATGAAGCTCCTCCGCCGGACTGATAGCACATAAGATTTTCATCTCAAATGGGTGAGCGCCCAGGAAGCGATTCAAGCCCAGAACAACGTCGGGATAAAACAGGTCGTCCAGGACAATGAGGCCATCTTCCACAACGAAGGGGAAGCCCAGCTCTAGCCCGTCCCGCGTATTGTACTCTTCATGCGCGCCGTCATAATAATATAGGCCGATCTTCAGACCGGGGTGTTCCTGCTTGAAATATTTATGGAAGTCTATCTCGTTGAATTCGATCCTGTCCTGCACCCCGAATGCTGCCGTGTTCGCCTTCAACATTTCCAAGTTGCTATCCGGCCTCTCTGAAAAGTTCTCAATGGAAATTGCTCTGACAGAATTGCCCAGTAGCGTTCCGATGAGAGACCCGCCCAGGAAGGCGCCAACTTCCAAGTAGACCTCGCCATTCTCACAACACTGCGCGAGTTGATTCATCATCGCCAGGAAGGGCGGGCGAGCCAGGGTATACATTTTTTCAAAGATGGGGATATATGGCTGGATGTCTAATTCATAAAGAGCCTTTGGGAGTAATAAATCGCGGGCGCGGGTGATGTTCATGGATATTCTCCAACAAAACGCCCCGTTTTTTTATCTCTACTCGGGCAGTAATTAGGATGACCCATGAGGGCAGCAGATATTTTAGCGCGCGTTTCGGGAGAATTTGGATGGCCTGGTTTCCCTTTGCGGAGAGCGGACAACTTGGCGAATAACGCGGCGCGATATTCGTCTGATACTCCTTTTTCCTTTCGTTTTCTCTGGGCTGCTATCATATTTGCGCGTGCCTGTTCTGAAACATGCTCAGGATATTTGCGATTATTTCTTATTCCTTCGTTTATTTTTGCTCTATGTTCTGGCGTAATCGGGCGACCTTTTTGACCCCTATGCGAATCGGATAATTTCTTAAGAATTTCTTCCGTCATTATATGATGGCCTTTGCCAGAACCGGGAGCGGCTCCACCTGTGGCGTATGGAGATACATTATATTCAGGATGATGAATCGCGAAAAATTCCTGTTCTCGTTCTAATCGCACCTTTCGGTCACATTGAAGCAGGAACAGAAGTTTGAAATTCTTCTCTCCCCAAAGATTCCATGCGCGTTGCAAATACCGACTATGATGATTGCCTTTTCTCAACGCTTTTTGATGTCTTTGCCAGCGAGCCATAACGTCACATGATGAACCTATATAACGATGATTATTTACCAAGTTTATGATTTCATAGACGCCGCAGTTGTCCATTTTTGCCTCTGATTAACATAAGGCCGTTGTCTACCATTTTGCCTGATCCTGCTAGGGAATCGAGCGCTGGTGTAAACAACGGCCTTGTATTGGCAAAATAAAAGCGCCACTCCCTAGCGCTTTCATTATACCATAAATAGGGGAGGCGTTTGCGCCTCCCCTATTGTTGTAAATCAGACTTACTGATTCCTGTGATTCTCACAGTCGTAGGGGAAGTACTCGCTCCAAGGATCGGCGCTCAAAGGACCTCCGAGAACATCACAGCTCACGTCAGATATCCGAACTTCTGCCCATGGGGCCTCACAAATCAGGCGGGGCTGCATCTCGACCACGCGCTCTGAACAAGTATGGTCTCCTACGCCCCAGGTCAGGAGCCGACCACCATCAGTAGCCTGGAATTCTCCAGCACTATCAGCAGGGGCCGCCGCCGCATTACCTAGGTCGTTGTACTGGCCGTACAACCAATTCCGGGACCCAGCGCCCCGGGTCAGCAGGTAGGCGTCGAACAGGGCACCGCCAGTCATCAGATGGTAATCGAATGGGACAATCGGGATAGTAACACCCTCGATCATGATCTGCCCAGCCCCGAACATCCCGCCTAAAAGACTTTGGCGGAAGGCGCGATCTTCCGGGTTATTCCAGATGTTACCAACACCATGCTCGAAATCGCCTTCCTTGCAGACGTTCCAGCAGGTATAGGCGTCCAGCAAGCACGGGATGAATGATCCAGGCATAACGAGGACCATATCGCCAATTCCGAGTTGCCGACCGGCTAAACTGGGAACCATGCGAATGCGCTCGCGGATGCGGCGTACCAGGGCCTGAAGCAGGTCTACAAAGTGTGTACCGTCAGGAATACCGCCATGGTCCCAAGTTGCACCAGTGCTGGAAGCCATCGGGCTTGCGTTCCAGTCAATCAGGATCGAGTTGAGTTCGCAGCACTCCCCAACACCCTCATAGTGCCGGACTAGGTTCTCGAGGCCGTCAAACTGACCGCAAGTGTCCTCGTTGCCAGGGACGATCAATCCGAGCAGGTCCTGGATGATCACCTCAACGGCGCGGACCATATCGTATTCAAAGTCATTTGTGATTTGCACGCCGTCAATACGGTAGCGAGGACTATTTTCGCAGTAATTGAGATAGGTTTTAGTCCGGTCACGGACAGGACCCATCCGGCGCAGGCGACCAAAGCCTTCCTGCACGAGTTCGCAGAATTTCGTTTCGATGCCGTGCGGGTCTGCGCATGGATCGCACTGCCAACCAGGTGAGGCGGTGTTACCACCATGATCAGCAGCGCGGGTGAACATCAGATATTCGCGTACCAGGCGATAAACATCGGACGCCTGCCATCCCAACCAGTCTAGGAATGGCGAGGTGCCGGCCACGGTCAATGACATTAAATCATTGTTACCGCAGCAATCGAAAAGGGCTGCGTGAGTATGGGAATACAGGGGGTCCGTTGCGCCGGGGGCTGTTAACTCACGGAGATTAAGGATTTTGTTTTTCATACTATTTCTCCTTTCCTGCTTGAAGGTTTGCCAGGGTTTCCTGAGCAACATCTTCAGAGGATACTTGGGTTTCAGGCTGTTCCGCCTGGCGTAGAGTGGGGCGATATACAACCTTCACTTGGTTGCGCGGCATGTCTTGGAGCGCTTGCTGGACGGTCTCGGCCAGCGGCTTCTCCAGTTCCGCGACGCGGGCAGTAAGTTTGTCAACCGCTTCAGTAAGGTCTGCCAATACCCGCGCATGAGAAGTGCGGAATTCTGCCATTTCGGGCATAATTTTGCCGGACACACGCTCAGTCAAGGCCTCCATCCCCTCCTGATCGAGGATGAGTTCGGCGGGCGAGGCAACTGGTTCCGGCTCAACAACAGGCTCGGGGAAAACATTCGTATCCGGGGGCGGTTCTGGCGTTTCCTTCTCGCGCCGGATCAATCCCTCAGTGGACGCGTTGACTTCATCCACGTGCTTCTCCAGTTCCGCGACCTGGGCTTCGAGTTCAGGGTTGCCAGCAACGATCTTTTCCAGTTCGTCTTTAGCTTTCTTGTTCATACGATTTACTCCTTCCGTGTATGCTCCCGTGAACAAACAGGAGGCGTCCTGCTCAGCCAAGATACTAGCCTCGACCAGGATACCGTCCGTGTAGACGGGAATTGTGATACCTTCACCAACCTGCAACCGTTCTTTAGTTTCGGGCTGGTAGAAATAACCAATGCTGATCCCGTAGTAATCAGGATCGTTTTCGATGGCTTGGCGCACGGCCTGGGGCAATGCTTCGGCGTCCCAAAGGCCGGACATCAGGAGAGTGTAACCATCCACCGCAACGTAATCGGCCAGGCCGAGTTTGATCGCCTCGCCTACGTGATAGAACGTCAAGTAGGGATACGGTGCGCCATCTTCGATGCGTTTGACGAAGCTCTCAAACAATTGGCGGCTATCCAATTCGCCAGAGCGGTTTAGCACCGCCGTAGCAGCTGGAAACGCGAACCAGCGGTATTGCCCGTCCGCCTGGCGCAAGGTCTTGAGCGACTGTGCAACCGGGGCATATTGGATCTCGACTTGCACAGGATCGCCCATCACAACGCCGCCAGAGGCGAGCATGATGTCCGCCTTGTAGAGCAACCCGTTCATCGCAAAGACGGCGAACATCGAAGCGCCATCCAGGTACACGTCCACCAAAGCGCGATAAACATTGTCCGCCTGCATCTGCTTATCAAGTTCGGCGTAGACAAGTTGGTAGACATTCGGCATAGACACAGCCTGTTCCCCGAGGAACAGACCACGTAGGGTAGTAACGAAACTGTTTACCAAAGTATCCAGTTTAGTTATCATCTGGTTTCCTTTTTTGAACGCCAGTACCAAGGCAATGGATGGTTCGCCATTTTTCTTTTCGATCACCTTTTGGCGGTAACGGTATTTATCATCATCTGGATCATATTGGCGCCATCGAAAGAGTTTATCGGTCTCGTCCAGGCCGTCCGTGTAGTAATCATGATCCTTGCACCATTTCTTGCTGGACGCCTTCGTCCAATCAGCGGTTTTCCAAAATAAAACCGATTGAGTGTGATTCTCGTCCGGTGGTTTGCGTCCAACGTCGGGCATTCGTCTCCTAACGAAAAAGCCGCTGCATTTCTGCAACGGCTCTGCGGCCTAGATAAGGCTTCAATTTGTTTAGATTATATCACAAAAAGGCAATATGCAATTTTAATAGTTGAAATTTGTCTTTGCAAATTCTCCAAAGTATTTTTTGGCCGCCTCATCATATGCTTTCGCGGCATCAACCTTTTCATCAAAATTTCCCAGATGTAAAGTTTTCCCGTTCACACGAATTTGGGCAGCGGCTTCATCAGCACTTCCACAAACGCCAGCAACGGCACTTCGATATACGCCGTTCCCCGGTTGCGCGATCGCAACCGATCACTATCCTTGAATTGCAACACTACCTGCCCCTCCCGGAAGATGCGCTTGAATAGGATCACCCCGTCCGCGCGGACGAGCGCACTGTCTGGGTCAATCCTGATTTTTGCGGCGGTTGGGTCTTGCAGAGCGTTCATCCTTGAGTCCCTGCCCACTGATTGCCTTCATCGTCCGCCAAAAAATGTCGGCAATTATATCCGCCGCAGTCATAGTTTTCATTTCCCGGGCCGGGTATAAGATCGTGACTAATCCACCATTTTGCCCTATGTCGTTTGTCTTTGAGTCTAACGCATGTTCCGCCATTTTTCTGGCAGATATTATCAGGCGACCCATCCGGCCCGCCGAACGTCAGCATTACGTTTTTCTTCCCGCGCAACTTTCCCTGTGAATAAATCGAATCCAAGCTCGCGCAGTATCCTGACGCCCTTGCCTCGGCGTACTGGTCAATGTCGCTCAGCGTCAATGGCTCCTCGGTATCCTCAAGCATCGCCCTCATGGTGACGAACAGGCCGTCAATGTAGGCAAGTTCCTGATTGATTCGAGTCGTCAACCATTCGGAATCCTCCGGCTCTGGTTCATAGGGATCGCCGCCGGTCTCCACCCAACCCGTCTCAAACGCGTCGGTAAAAGCAGTCAGCATTTCCTTTTTTACGAAATTCTTAGCCTGGAGGCGGCCAACATCATCAGTCAGGTAACGCACCAAAGTGTCAACAATGATACCGTAATAGCCCTCACGAATGGCCGAATAATCCCCCGCGGCGCGGATGGCAATAGCCGCTGTGTGGCCGTCAACGACAATCCCGCGCGCCCTGCATCGCAGGTACATCTTGCGCAATGTGGCTATATTATCCATGAAGTAACTTCTCTATGGTACTCGATTTCATGCGTACCAACCTTTGCCGACCAGGTTCAAAATCCTAGTGAAGTATCTTTGGTACATCGGCGCGGCCTTGTCTAGTGTGTACTGCATGGCCCATTTCCTGCAATTCTTGGGCTTGATCGTGTCAATGCGTCTGGCAGCATCTACGAACTCCCGATGCGTCCAGCACTTATGTCCATTATACCCGTCTTTGACGGTCTCACAAAACGCGCCGAATGGGGTTGTGATAACTGGCGTACCCGAAAGGTTCGCCTCAATGACCACATACCCGAAAGGCTCAAGATATAGAGTGGGCAGGAACAACGCCTTTGCATGAGCCATGAGCTGCTTGCGCTTTTCCTTTCCGGCGAATCCAACGTACTCCACGTTGGGCAGCTTGAGCAGATCCTCGAACGCCTTGGCGTCTACCGCATTCGCCTTCTCGGTATAGCCAAAACCAGCCACAATCAATTTCTTCCCAAGTTCCTCGCACACCTTTTGGGCAACGAAGATGCCTTTCTTGCTGATGACGCGCCCCAGGTACAGGAAGTAGTCATCTTTCTGCTCGGAATATTCGAAGTCATTGGGATCAAAAAAGCCAGGTATAACGCAATCGTAAAAGCGACCATCGCCCTTGGGTCTATTGCCAGGGATGGGGAAAGTATTCAGGTGGCAATCCTCGTACCCATAAGTCCAGTTCATTTGAAACTGGCTCTCGAATACTCGGAACTCTGCAAATGAACTGCGGTGCCCTATCCCGATCTCAATCGTGCTTGGTATCTGTACCGCGTCTGCGATCTGCTTATGAAATGTGCCGTGGCACAGGAGCAGGAAGTCGCCCACTCTTTTGCGCTGGTTTATCTCTCTGATGCAGCTCTCGTTGAAGGTCTTGTGCGAGAAGTCACCATACTTTTCGGGATAGATTTTGGTCTTATCCCACTCGCCGTATGTCTTTCGCAGTACATCCATGGTGGATACTTGCACGAACTCATCGCACTCAACCTCCGAACCCTCCACGCCGTAGAAGATGACGTAGTGACCCAGCTTCTTGAGGATCTTTGCCATGTTAATGACCTTCGTGCCGAAGGCATTGCCAATACCCTCGTCCTTGAGTGTGTTTGGAGCATTGAAAGTCCCAAGCAAGTGACAGTGTATTGGTTCTTCTTCGTAATATGCGAGAGTCGGAACTCCCGTTGGTCCGAGATCCCATCCCTTGCTACTCCATCCCCTCACTCCCGTTGGTCCGGGATCGCATCCTCTTCTGTTCCGCTCTCTCTCTCCTGTAGGGGTAAGCGCTTCATTGAGCACGACATGTATATTCTTGACCAATATCCGGTTGCCTGCCCCTCTGTCCGTTGTGACCAGACTAAAGCCATGATTATCTATAAGCCAATCCGTGACATGGTTATACCAGTCCTCCAGGATGAGAGTTATCGGCTTATTGGTAGTGAGTATAGACTGCATACCCTCCAGCGCCTTCAGCTCTCCTCCCTCAATGTCGAGTTTTATCATGTCTGGCACGCCAAGGCCCAGATCATCGTACCTCGCGGTCTCCACCATCTCGAAGCCCGACTCCCGGCCATGACGATACTCTTTATTGTGATAGTTCTGCTCGAGACTATGTTCGCCAGGCGTTTTACCGGTGTAGAGCTTTGCCTGGCCAGCTACATTGGACAACGCCTTGTCAACAATCTGTATGCCCGGGCAATTCTCAGCCAGATATTTTCTGTTCTCGGAAGACGGCTCAAAAGCAATAACCCTTGCACCAAGACTCGATGCAAGGTCAGAGAAGTAGCCAACCTGCGCACCTATATCCAGGAACGTCTGCCCTGGCTTTAGGTGAGTCTTGATATATCCGGTTGTGCGCGGTTCCCACGCGCCCGTCTTTTCAATATCCTGTTTAACGTAATCAAAACCATCGGGGAATTTGAGATTCATTCATGCCTCCACGGGCTAGATAACTATGACCATATTATAACTGACCCTGCTGGAACTGTATACACCACCGTCAAGACGGGGCGGTAGGCGGCGGTGGCGTATTCTTGGGAGGCAATAATGATGTACTCATTGTATTCAGGATCAATTTCAGCATAATCTCTACTGCTTCTTATTGAATAGTAGGTGCTTCCTGTTACATTAATCCAAACTGTTGATAAATTCCCGCTGGTATATTGTGTATTTACACTCATTCCGCTGGTATTGCGCCAGATATTGGCATCCGCAGTTCCGGCAAGACAATTATCATAAGCGGCTTCGCGGTTGGCAGCAGAGAGCGGGTCTTGCGCGCTCCAATCTTGTTTGACAATTTGAACATCGAAATTTATTGCAGATACATCATCAACACATACAAATTTTTGATTGACTTGTGTAATCGGTGCACTATCGGGAATAGACGATGTATCATATTTTAAAAAACCTCTATAAATATAAGCGCCGGGCCACTGACCCACGTAAAGAGTGCCAGTGGTGCTATCATACTGAGTGGATGTGGTACGTGTTTGGCCGTAAACATATCCATCCGCCGTGCTTCCTGTAAAATCAGGATCAATCATCACTGGATAAACCGCATCTGCCAGCCACGAGACGGGAATGCCGGTGTAGATATACTGAACTCCCCCAACCGTACGCGCGTACCGCTTGCATGGGGCTTCGTTCCTGTTCGCGTCCACTGTGCGCGGAGGCGGGAACATAAAGCCGTCTGCATTGAAATCTTCCAACCAACCATCGGGGAACGAGACGCCAGAGATGGCAGTCTCCAATACCAACCAGTCGCCAGCCCCTGCGCCTGTGCCTGTTGGGAGCGCCGAGATAACGATCTCTTCACGCAGGCCGGTTTCGGTCAGGGTGAGCACGCGCTTCCACACCCCAGTTTCAGCAATGATCTGATCGCCGGAAATCAACCCGTTAGGAATGGTTTTGATAGCCGAGAACACCTTGGTGGTCGGATTGAGTATTCCAATGCGGGTGCTTATGTGCGAATACGTGCCTCCATCCACGCGCACCAGGCCATTTTTAGACAGGCGCGTTCTCAGCCCAGGCGCGCCGTACTCTGAACCGATGGCAATCAGTTTGGTATCCAGCGGTTTCCACAGTCCATCGGTATCCAGGAAGTGGCAAGGCGCGCCAACAAATTGCCCTATATTTTCCCTGGCACTGCGCTTGAAATGGATAGAGTGCTTTGCCCGCAGTGCAATTGGCAAAGCGGCCATGTCAGGATTACGCGTCAGGAAGTCAGCAACCCAATTTGCCATTATTTAATCCAATGTGTAATAGACCTCGATGTATAGGTCTTTAATATCAGCATGAGGAGACGCATCCATTTGCAGGTACACGTATTTCCCGCTTGGTACAGTTGCATCGTCGAACCCTGCGGTGATCGTAGTCACACCATTTGTAGTATCTACTACGTCTATTATCGTGGCATTGGCAAAACCACCGTTATTAATATCATCTGCAAATTTTAGATCTCCCGCAAATTCCGCGGTCGGACTGTAATCGTAACAAGCGATATGGATGCGGGTAATAGTCAGTGCTGCGGACGCCCTAAACATCACGATCTGGGCACGTTGGGTGTAGACTGCTTGAGGATTGCTTACAAAGCCTCGTACATAGAATGTCCCATAGCTACCCGCTGGCCCACTCGGGCCGGAAGGCCCCGATACCGTTGAGTTGGCGCCTGAAGGTCCGCTTGGGCCTGAAACTGTAGAGTTTGCGCCCGACGGACCGGACGGGCCACTGGGGCCAGATACCGTCGAGTTAGCTCCCGAGGGTCCGGAAGGTCCTGACGGCCCAGACACAGTACTATCTTCACCACTTGGGCCTGACGGCCCGCTGGGACCGGATGGACCACTCACGGTACTATCTTCGCCACTGGGACCAGAGGGGCCGGACGGGCCGCTGACCGTCGAATCTTCACCCGAAGGACCGGAGGGTCCACTTGGACCCGACGGCCCGGACACTGTTGAATCTTCCCCAGATGGCCCTGAAGGTCCCGACGGCCCCGATGGGCCAGATACCGTTGAATCTTCACCCGATGGACCACTTGGACCGCTAGGGCCACTTACAGTACTATCCTCTCCAGATGGTCCGGAAGGTCCACTAGGTCCTGATACCGTGCTGTCCTCACCACTAGGACCCGATGGTCCTGACGGCCCACTTGGGCCACTAACCGTTGAGTCTTCACCGGAAGGACCAGAAGGTCCACTAGGCCCACTGACTGTACTATCTTCGCCGGAAGGCCCGGATGGTCCGCTAACTGTCGAATCCTCTCCTGGGGGCCCGCTAACAGTAGAGTCTTCGCCGCTTGGACCCGAAGGACCCGAGACCGTGCTATCTTCACCAGAAGGACCGCTAGGACCTGAGGGCCCGGGAACTGTTGAGTCTTCCCCACTAGGGCCGCTGGGGCCAGAAGGACCCGAAACCGTGCTATCTTCACCACTTGGCCCTGATGGGCCCGATGGTCCCGATACAGTACTATCTTCGCCGGAAGGGCCGGAAGGGCCGGAGGGGCCACTCGGACCGCTAACGGTAGAATCCTCACCCGAAGGTCCACTCGGGCCGCTCGGACCGCTGACCGTGCTATCGGCACCTGAGGGTCCCGATGGACCCGAAGGTCCAGACACAGTAGAATCTTCTCCACTTGGCCCGGAGGGTCCTGATACGGTGGAATCTTCCCCCGAGGGACCACTAGGCCCCGTACCCGTTCCGCTGGGTCCCGATGGACCAGACGGTCCAGACGGGCCTCTTGCCCCACCGCCACCACCTCTATACTTAGGCTCCCATCCTTTAGATCCCAGAAGTAATCCCTCTACTTTCGGCGGCGGGACGGCGCCACGCTTGGTCATTGTGTATATCGGCAACTGCTCTGGATCGAACTCAACCACCAATCTATCAAGTTTCTCCAATGCGTCTCGCTGTACACCTTCAAACGCGCCCATGCGTGCTGCAATTTCTTTGCGGAGAGTAGTGAGCAATTCTTGTGTCGCCTTGCGCTCGCCGTCAAGCATCTCTTTCGCGTCCTGCTTGCCAATCTCAAGCAACACATCAGCAGGAACGGGGATACCTCGTTCTGCCGCGTATTTCAGAATTTCATCAAGTTGTTCGCGCCTAGTGCCCACCGGTCAGTTTCCTTATCGCCCTCAAAACTGCATTTGTTTCATCCGGTTTATCTGCTTTTACCTGTACCACCGGCGCGGGAACATTCACTATCGGCGCGGGTATGGATGCAAGCGCATCCCGAATGACCGCGCCCATGTTCGCGCTGATGACACCGGCTAACTTTTCTGTATCCACATTCACGATGACTTCCGGGGCAGGTTGATCCGGTATTTTGAAGGTCACGCCATCCGCCGTAAAGAGGGGGCCAGCCTGCATGGATTGCGCGGGCGGATTGTTGATAGTCAAGTTCATGGGTTCGGCTGGCTTGATCGCCGCCTTGATTGCTTGGAACTCGGAACGAATCCAGTCCATCATCGAGGGCTTTTCTTCCACGGGCTTCTCCTGGACAATAACGCGCGGCGACGGCAATGGACGCAAATCCTCCGCCTCAACTTGTGCGGCCAAGCGTTTCATAATTTCGGCAATCGGGTGAACGGTCTTGTGGGTTCGCCTGATTGATAACTCGCGGATCCGCCCACACCGCCCGTCGAAGTGATATTCAATCAGCGGCTCATCCGGGTGCTCATGTAGAGCACGCTGGACTTCCGGCATTTGCAAGTAGCGCACCTGCTGCGCCGCCTGTTCATCAGTGGGCTGGGCGGGTGTTCCTTCAGTCCCCGGCACATCCTCCACGCTACTATCCGGGCTGTCTGCATCCTCGGTGTCAGTAGCCTCCACATCTTCCTCGACAACTGTCCACTCGCGCGGGATGACGCCTTGCTCCGCGAGCAGAGTCAGTGCTTGTTCCTTTGAGAGTACGGCTTCAGGTTGCATGCCCAGCATAGCGGTCACGGCTTGCACCTGCGCCAGTTGCAGCGCCGCCTCCGCCATCTCCCCATCTACATCGCGTTCGTCGAACTCAAAGTGCAATGTGTCCGGCAGATTGCCTTGCAGCTCCTCCTGCAATCCCAGGATAAATTCCTTCCCGCCCTTCCCAGTCGCCTTGCGGTGCTGGGCTTCGGTCTCAGTGGCTGTCCCCAGTGCGCCGGATGACACCGGCCAGAACTCGCGCGGGTCGTAGCCGAAGCATAGGGCATAACCGTAGATTAATAAATCTGTGAATATCTTCTGGTCGAACCCGGCCGGCAATTGCGAGAGCGCTACAAGTTTCGCATCCACATCATCCATGCCGGATGTGGCAAGCACGGCCACGGAGCCGAACCACTCCTGCTCCCGATTGTCCAGCGTAGCATCTCTGACCGCCATCGCGTTAACCCATGTCTGCTGAGAGATACCCTTGAGCAATAACAATCCCTTCGGCGCGCGGGCGAACAGCATCTCCTGGTCGTGCCGGAACACGGACACCATCGTGATCGCCAATTCGACGCAACGTGAAAGAGCCGAGTAGCCCAACCCGTTGAAATTCTCATCAATATTTATCGCGGACGCAACCCGCATGTAATCGGTTGGCGCCAGCTCAATCATCCTCGCGCGTGGGGGATAATACTTTAAGGGAAAGTCATACTTGGGTGTCAGCACGCAGCGGGTTGGGTCTAGGTGGTATGCCCCCATCATCGGGCCGCCCTTGAACTGCCTGCCGACCTCGCACAGGCCGCCCATATCGGTTGTGTAGAACGCCTGTGCCATTGCCCCAACCCCCTCCCGCCAAGAGGCACGGCCAGGTTGGACCTGCCAATTGTGGAGAATGTCTGTAAATCGCATGACCTGGTTGCGCCCCCCAACCAGCGACCATCCCCGATTGCGATCAACCTGTACGACTGAATTAATAATACCCGCTAAATATGGCTCATTCGGCCAAAATTGATTGAGCCATTGAGAGCGCTTGCGACTGTCGCCCGCATAAGGCGGGGTAGTTTCAAAGGCTTCTTTGGCCCATTTGACCGTACTGATAAATAGACTATCCTGCGCCTTCGCATCGAATCGAGGCTGGACACTCGTGGTCTTCGCGTCCGCTATAATGCGACGAGATTCTGCGAGTTGTTCCAGTTGTCGTTTGCTGAATTTTTTGACGTTAGGCATGAAGAGGCTCCACTGTTAACCCACCGCCTCTTCGGGCTAGATTATGGCACTATTGTACCACCAAAAAAGATTGAATAATTTTCAACTCCCCGGCCCGCGTGACCAGCCGCCGCTCCGCGCCGCCTTCCATGCCAGCGCACCCGCACAGATACTATCTGGTAGATGATGCACACTCCCGCCCGCGTACACATCCTCGCGTGAGGCGTACTTGTGTTCGTTGTAGGCATAGCGGATCATCGGGTACTTCAACTCGCGCCGCTCGATTGCAGCGATATATTCAGTGAGCAGATCGGCCCGCGCCTGTCCAACCAAAGTCATCCCCCCTTCGCCAACGTAGGACTGCACCACATCCCCCAGCCCGGTCGTATCATGCAGGCCGGAGCCAGGATAGCGTTTGCGCCGATCGGTGTATCTCGTAATCATCACCGGCCAGTCCAGCCGACCCGTTCGTTCCCACGCCACCACCTGCATCGGGCGCGCATCTGTTCTGATTGTCGTAATAACCGTCCAATCCTTTGCGCGCGCCCAATCCGCGCCAGTCGCATAACTCATACCCTCGACAGGCGGCTCGATCTCGATGTACTCGTGCGCCGCGCCCTCGAAGACGCCAAGCGATTTATCAAAGCAATCTTCCACGGCGGCGGGTTGAATTGCACGGCTTTCCGGCGATGGTTCCTGCAATTCGTATTCAACCAGGCGCATGGCTTCAGTGATCTCGCCAAATTTCTGATCAACCGATGCTTGTGACAACCAGCCGTGTGGTTGTAAATTTTCGCGGTAGCAAATTTCGTGGATAGGCCAATTCCTTTCGGCGGCACGCTTCATAACTTCGGCCATTGTCCCGTCTGAATATTGCCTGGTGCTGGATAATACCGTCTGCGCCTTGACGCCTTTTTGTTCCATTGCCTGGCCCATTGCCGCATCCAGGATGGACAAGTCCATTTCGTCAATTTCATCACCTCTAAAACGGGCGGGATGGGATCCTCTGACGCTGGCCTGTGATGCCATCAGAGCTTCAATGGTCGCACCATTCGTCAAGCGTGTCTCCGTGCGCGCCTCCCCGGTCAGCATGTGGGCCGGTGCACCCTCGAACGCCCATCTGTCACGCATGTGGTCGAGTACGCGCCGGGATTGTTCGCCAGAACCCCCTAGAATGTTCACATCAGCTCCCAACGTCACGGCCTCAGTCAGGCCCAGGGTGGACAATAAAAAAGACTTCCCGGCGAACCCTCGCGAACCGTGCAACACAATTACTGGGTACCGCGCAAAGTAAGCATCCGCGAAAATTTTCCATGGCGTAGAATGATTCGGGCATACTTTTACATCTGGGAATGAGACGCCCCAAGCCAGGCGCACGAACTCCCGTAGCGTTTCTTCTGTGAGAATGGGCGTATGAAACTTATGCAATTTTGTCATCGTGTTCGATGATCTGGATAATGCCGGTTATTTTCTCGCCGCCGCTGGTCACATCCACCTCGTCCTTCAGCAGCCCAGGATACCCGCCCTTGAGGATGGTCTGTTTGTCCGCCGGAGCGCGGCTGGAAAACATCGCGGTGAGTAAAGCCTCCAGGCGGGTGATATATTTCTTTCGTTTCCGCGCCGCCTTGTCCTGCTCCGATTGCGGCAATGGTAACTTCTGCGCGCCGATGGCTTGGATGAGACGGCGAACTTCAATCGCGGTCGAGGGGATACCCTTCTTGTTTATCGGGTTGCCGCCAGGCTGCCCGAAGCGTTTATCTACTGGCGGCTTTTTATAACCGACTTCCGGCTCAGTTCCCTGCGCAATCCCTGTTTTGGGTTCGTCGGTCATAGTTTCACAATCTCAATGCCGGGGAAAGCGATACGATAATCGGCAATCTTCGCCCCTTTTGAGCAATTACACGACAAGCAAAGAGGCTGAATATTGTCGGCAGAATGAAGCCCGCCCAATTTTAGCGGGACAACGTGATCCATTGTCAAGTTCACTTCGGACGCTCCACAACAAAGACACTTGTTTTCATGTCTATCCTTTACTTCCTTCCATTCCCGCTCTGTTACTCCGCCGACGTTGCCGCGTATTTTGGCGTCTCGGTTTCTGTTCTTCGCCAATATTTTATCTGGGTTTCTAGAATATCTTTCTTTGAAGGTCGCTTTCACCGTCTCCGGGTGTTCGCTTTGCCACTTGCGCGTCATAGCGTTCGCCTTATCGGGGTCTTTGTGATACCTGTCCCTTCCATACTGCCGAGCCTTTTCAACGTCTTTCGCCCGGTATCCCCTATGTCTTTTGTTATAACAATCCTTGCAAATGTTATTTGCCCTGCCTTTTTTAGATGGGGACGGCGGGCTAAACTCGCAAGATTCTTTTTCTGTGCCGCACAGAAAACACTTCTTTGTTATAATCTCATCCATCGTAGCACCTCTATGCTATGGTCATTGCCCGGACGTTAACGCGTTGCGGGCAACTTTATTATATCATCTCCGGCATGATACCGGTTGCTTGATAAAAGCGCTCCAGAATAATTGCTGAATACTCCTCTGATATTTCCATTGCAAAACATCGCCGCCCCAAATTGTGCGCCGCGATTATTGTAGTACCAGACCCGGCGAATGGTTCGTAAACATCACCACCAACTCTTGAAACAAGGTCTTGAATAAGAGGCAGAGGTTTTATACTTCCATGCCATCCGTCTACCTTTCCCTTTGTTTCATTATTCCAGTTCGACGTATAGGTATCATGGGCGTATGGATCAACCTTCACAAATGCGGGTTTCCCGATGGACGATACAAGGATGGCTTCAGAAGTCTGAAGCCATCCTTGCCAGGGATAGCAAACATCATTCGGCTTATACATCCAAATCATTCTTTCAAATTTATGCCCCGCCGCTCTAATTGCATCAAGCCATTCTGGAAACAATCGCGGTGATTGAAAATTGATAATTGCACCGTTTTCTATTGGCATATTCGCAAGGCAACTATCAAACAGTTTTCGCAATCCTTCGGGGTCATCATTCTCTATGCCTTCACGGTTTATTCCATAGGGCGAATCAGTCACGCACGCACCGCACTTATTGTCGCCAATCAAAGCGGTTACGTTTTCCTTAAGTGTGCAATCCCCAATAAATAAGCGGCTATCTTTTAGCTCCCACAATTGCCCGGTTTTAGTTTTCCACTTTTCGGCAAGCTCGCCTCCCCTGTCCGTGTCTAGAGGCACATCCTTGCCCGCATCTTTTAATCCCATTCCGGTGAGCATCCCGCCGAACACCTTATCCTCTTTCCGCAGCGCCGCCAGTATCGCATCATCCCCCGCCGCCAACGCCGCCAGGATGTCGAGGTCGGGGCTGTACGACTTCGCCGCGCTCTCGTTGTCCTCCAATCCCAACGCAATCGCCTCGGGACTTCCTGGGGTCAGATCGTCACGCACTACATTCACAAGTTGATCCCCTCGAACATGGACGTTCACAATCTCCTTGAATCCAGCCTCAACCGCCTTCTCCAACGTATAATTTCCGGCATAGGTCACAGGGACTTCTACGCCCTTCCCCGCCGATGCAATAGACCTGAATGCGCCGCGCTTGCGGAGCGAATTCTCCAACAACGCACCGCCCCGGACTGTATGCTTATTCACATTGCCGAGGTCGGTAGTCGCCCCTTGTTCGATGGGCAGTACTTCAACTCGCGGATCGCTCATGCCCCCATTCTACCACTTTCCGTCTCATCGCATGACGAAACGCATTATGGTAGCCCGAAGTCAGGTTACCATTATCTGCTCCCCGGAAGTTGTATCTGCCATCTGCCTCTTGGGACATGTATCTGCCCAGCCAGTTTCGCGTCCCCACGCCGGATCGCCTTCTGCAAAGCAGAAGATACTTCCAAGAAAACATAATCCCTCTTGGTTCGCAATACATAATTGTTTGACATTTTTAGTCCTCTTTTCTGTCATACTAATCAGGGCCGAACAAATAGCGCGCCCTGCGCAAAGCCTTAGCGCGGGTTAGGTAGCCGCCCAAACCGGCAGGCTTCTTGGCGAACTCAGTATGGCAGCCCGTGAGTTTCGCGTCACGAGAACTGAGCGGGCAAGTGTACTGCGCGTGCTCCTGATTCCACTCTCCCACCGCATAACGTGTAACGCCATTTTTGTCAGTAAACTCATGAACGTACTGAGTGTAATCTTGCTTGGGATTGCGTGACATCATCGCACCGTCACTTTCTCTGGTTGTTTTATCCAG